TAGGAACCTCTACAGGATCTTCAGTAGGAATCTCTACAGGATCTTCAGTAGGAATCTCTACAGGATCTTCAATAGGATCTTCAGTAGGAACTTCAGCAGGAACCTCAACGGGAACCTCAATGGGAACCTCGGCAGGGATTTCAATAGGAATCTTGGCAGGGATTTCTGTAGGGACTTCTGTAGGGACTTCAGCAGGAACCTCCTCTGGAACCTCAGTAGAAACCTCGGCAGGGATTTCAGAAAGGACTTCAGAAAGGACTTCAGTAGGGAGTTCAGTAGACACTTCAGTAGGGAGTTCAGTAGACACTTCAGTAGGGACTTCTGTAGGGACTTTTGTAGGGACTTCAGCAGGAACCTCCTCTGGAACCTCCTCTGGAACCTCAGTAAAAACCTCGGCAGGGATTTCAGAAAGGACTTCTGTAGGGACTTCTGTAAGGACTTCGGCAGGGATTTCAGTAGGAGTATCTGTAGGGAGTTCAGTAGGTACTTCTATAGGGGCTTCGAAGACAGTTTCAGTAATATCATTGTAGGACATTTCTATAGAGGTATCCATCTCATAAGTAATATTCTCTGACATATTATATACTTTTTTCATATAAAAAAATCATAATGATACAGAAATAGAAATCTCAAAAATATTTATTTATTTATATTTCTCTAAAATACATTGAGGTATCAATTCTTCACGAATACTATCCATTTTTTTGAAACATTTATTAATAGTTACTTCGCTAACACCACACTTGATATGAATATCTTTTTTTGTTATATTTAAACCACACACTTGAGAAACGAAATAAATAATTCCTGCTGAAATCGCATGTGGAGTATTATCAGTTATTATAGCATTCTGTTCAATCTTGTTTGCAATAAATTTTGAAAGCAAAGATAATTCATGATTTACACCTAATAAACTACAATATCTCTCTATAAATGAGCTGGGTTTAGTAGCACATAATTCACTCTTATTTTCGGTTCCTCTGTCAATATTTGCTAAAATATTAACTGCCATAGAACAACCTTTTGTAGCACTCGTTTTATCTAATCGAAATATTTCAGCTATTTCATGGGCTGTTCGTGGACATCCGTTCATCCTACAGGAAATATAAATCGAAGCTGATTTTATGCCATCTCGATTCAGTCCTCTAAACATCTGTTGTTCCGATATATCTTTATGAATAGCCATTGCGTCATCTATGAAAATCTTTGGAATTCCAGCATTCTGGGCCATAACCGTAATAAATTGAAATTCGTCATATAATGCCTTTTCTTTATGTGGCATCGATTGCCAAGAAGTCCATTTCGAAATTTTTTTCATTTCATAAGAAGACCGATTATTACACAACACTTTACATCCAAAAGATGATTCTAATAATAATGGATTTACTGGATTTCCACATCTTGTAGGATCATTTGCGTTTTTATCATCTGCTCCGAAAAATCGCCATTCTGGAGAATAATCCAGAACTTCTCGAAAAATCCAGCCACATTTGTCATTTGTACATGTAGGAAATCCATCGTCCATCGTTATTAAAACTGAATTACATAAACGACAGTTATCCATACTAGAATAAACCATTTCCACTGGTTTAGTGTTTTCTGTAATATCTTTTGTAATATCTTTTTTATCTTCATCAAAAATCGCCCAAAGTTTATTTTTGTCTAAAGAATTAAGTGCCACTTTTTTCTTTTTAGTTTTCTGTTTTGTATTTGTGCTTATAGATGTTGTAGAAAAAGCAATTTGACTCATTTTATTCTTATTATCTTTAACTTTTTTGAAAGAAACGCAAGAACTCATTTTGTAAGGATGTCATAAAGATATAAATGCTTCAATTTTCTTCGATTGTATATTTTCACTTTTCATCTTTACTACGTAGTAAAATACCTATTTATCGGGTACAAAATAAAAGTTACCTAATTACAATAAAATATGCCGACTCGAGACGGGATTTTACTACGTAGTAAATCTGAAAAATCGTATTATACCCCCGAAAATGAGACTTTTTTCTCTAATTTTTCAAAAAGTTCGGGATTGTATACCATATTTCCTGTAGGTTTATACTCTTTTATAGGAGTAAATTGTTTTTTATTTCTTTCGTTTGCTTGAATCAATCTTACTGCAGGATCATGGCTTTCTATTTCTATGTTTTCGTCTAATTTATCGATGACATTTCCTTTTTCATCGAGAACTATTCCTAATTTCTTCTTTATTTCATTTCTTGTATAAGATGGAATCCAATTTTCCCACGAAATAAAAAGTGTATTCGGATGTAAATATTTTACATAAAATCCATTTTCCTCTATTTTACTTATCAAATATCCCAAACATTCACCCTGATCATAATTAGGTTCTCCAAATATATATTCAGGAACTGTAAACCAAATGTGTCTCTCGGCTTTTTTATTCCTTCCTGTTAATTGTATTCTTTTATGAATTCTGTTTAAAATTTTGTTGAATATTGAAAGTTGTCTTAAATCTCGTTGATGTTTTTTTTCGTATAATTCGTCTATATCCACTTTATGACGAGCTTCTTCATCATTGACATATAACAAACATGACATGTTGTATATTCTATATAATAGACAAGTTAAAAATATATAGATTTTATCCATATATTTTCTTTATGATCCCTTCTCCTTCTAATGTTGAGAACCTTTTACATATGAACCCCGAAAAATGTCAAGAAGAAATATTGGGCCCCGATGGGGTCCCCGATGGGCCTCTGGATGGGGTCCCCGATGGGCCTCTGGATAGGGTCCCCGATGGGGTCCCCGATAGGCCTCCGGTTGGGGTCCCCGATGGGCCTCCGGATGGGTTATATCCGCAACGAAAAATTAAACAACTAGTTCTCTCTGGTGGAACCGTATGGGGATTTTCAATGATGGGTATTCTTCAACAAGCTATTCATACCGGGTTTTTGAATATGGAAGATGTTCATTCTATCTTTATGACATCTGTAGGATCTATCATTGGTCTAGCATTTTCTCTTAAAATAGACTCTAAACTGATTTCGAATTATTTCATCAAACGTCCTTGGGATGCCGTTTCTAAAAACAATCGTCATTCAGTTCTCGAAATTTTCGATAAAAAAGGAATTATTCATTCCGGATTTTTTGAGAACATTTTCGAACCCCTATTTAAATCCGTCGATTTGTCCTGTAATATTACTATGGCTGAATTATATGCCTATAATGGTATTGATATCCATATATACGCCACCGAATTAAACGGGTTTGAATTGATCGATATTTCCTTCAAGACACATCCAGAATGGAAAGTAATTGATGCCATATATGCTAGTTGCTCGATTCCAGTTCTCTTTTGTCCTCTTATAAAGGATGATAAATGTTATATTGACGGAGGATTTTTTTTGAATTATCCTATTACGAAATGTGTATGTGAGAACCCAGAAGAGGTTCTCGGTATTTCTCTAGGAAATTTTCCTAAAAACTACAAACAAACTTCTGTTTTGAATTCTTCTAATATTCTTGACATTCTATTTTCAGTTATTTACAATGTTATTCATAATAACGGCTTATTTACAAATGATAATTCTAGAAATTTTCCTTATCAATTTATTTTGAAAAATACAATTTCTTTAGAGTATCTTTTAAAATGTCTTTATGATAAAGAAGAAAGAGAACATCTGGTTCATTCTGGTATTGAGTTTTTTACGAATGATATGTCTAAACGCTATTCACAAACTGAATCAAATTCTGTTTTGTGACCTTGGCTTCAAAATCAACCGTCGTTCCGTCTTTCGTTAGTTTTATAGTAGGATAAGAATCAATTTTGAATTTCTTGACAAGTTGCGAAATCTTAATAGGTGTAGGAGCCATATTTGTATTAGAACCATCTGTAGGATCAAATTGGATAACTGTATCGCCATTATCATCCGTGCAGTCAATATCATAACATTGGACTAGATGCCCGTTTACTTCTTTATTATTATAAATTTCCGAAAAAGCATTCCATTCCGGAACGGCTTTAACGCAATGAGGACACCAATCTACGTGGAAAAAATAAACAGCGGTTATAGGTTTAATATTATTAGCATTTGCTATATTAGCCGAATTTTTTACAGAATTTACTTTTATAAAATAAGTTTGATAAGCAAATCTAGCAACGGATACAAAAACCACTAATAATAAAAATGCCAAAATATATTTATAATAAGGTTTTAATAATGTATTTGCGTATGAAATTAAATTAGCCATATAGAATAGAACGACACTTTTTTTAGACAAAAATAAACATATACCTCCTAAATATATCTGTGTTTATTTTAAATGAAACAAACACCATATTCAGTAGATGATTATAATAGTGGTGATGGAATGCTTACAACTGTATGGGGACCAAGTATGTGGCATTATCTTCATACAATGAGTTTTAATTATCCTGTAGATCCATCTTGTAATGATAAAAAAAATTATAGAGATTTCATTCTCAATCTACAAAATGTTTTACCTTGTGGGAAATGTAGGCGTAATCTTGTAAAGAATTTCAAAAAGCATCCGTTGAATATTCAAGCAATGGAATCAAGAGCCACGTTCTCGAAATATGTTTATGAACTTCATGAAATTATTAATGAAATGTTGGGGAAAAAATCCGGTCTTACCTATGATATTGTTCGAGAACGTTATGAACATTTTCGGTCTAGATGTACAAAATCTTATAATGAATACAAGAAAAAACGAAAAACGGTCAAAAAGAGAAATCCAGAGAAAGGGTGTACAGAGCCTTTGTATGGTGAAAAATCGAAATGTATCATCAAAATTGTTCCGCAATCGGATAAAACAGAGACATTTCAAATGGATAAAAAATGTATAAAACGCGTATTATCTTCGGAGTTGTCATGAAGGATTATTTAGTGGATCGACTCCGATAAAATAAAAAGTTTACATGTTTTCATGTTTTCATGTTTACTAATTGTAGTACGGGGAGTGAGTATTTTATATTTTTATGAATATGTAAAATATTATTTTGCTATATATGTAAATTTCCATCGCGGATTAGCCAGACCTGCATTATTCCCCCAATTTAGTTTTATACGTATATTGAAAACACAATTTTGTACTTCAACATCAAAAGTTTTGGGTGTTAATGAACCTTCTATTATTCCTACAATATTTATTTTAGAAGTATCAACATCTTCTATATGAAAGTCATTACCATCCCATAATAAGTATACCTTACCTTCTTGTCTTTCTTTTAATTCTTTTGTTAATTTATCAAAAATAAAAGTACGCGCATATGTTTTCAAGAATTCGTCGATTGATTTTTCTGCAAATTTTCGTTTTTCATCCTGTCTATTTTCTGTTCGTGAACGACGTTCTTTGAAAAACGGATGTTTATAGGTAAGATCGTGAATATGTTTTAGATATTCTTGTTTTTCTGGTATTGGTTCGTTAAGATCTGGATCCAAATTACAATACTCTGGTAAATGTTTATCATAGTATTCTTCCGCATAAGGTTTAATTACATTACATAATCTTGTCATTTTTTTATCTGTAATTTCCCAACTTTGTGCTAAGTCTAAAACGCATGAAGCGTTGCACTTGAATTCAAGTTTTACTTGTTTTACAATATTTATTTTTTCATCGAAATGTCTTATACCTTTTCACCTTTAAAACGCCGATTTATATATCATAATTCTGCCTTCGGCAGAATTACTGTATATAAAAGGCGATTTATCGGTGAAAAGTAACAGTTACCTAATTACATTCAAAGATGCCGACCCTAAAGGGTCGGCATTTGAAATGTAAAAAGGTGTAAAAAATATAGCATAAAATCAAAATTGTATGTTCGTCCACCTTTGATCTCTATTTCGACTATACCATTCCTCCATCCTGGAAATAGTTTGTCGAGCACTAAACAAAAACATAGTTGGATTTTTTTCCAGTGAATTCCATATTCTTCATGTGTTAAATATTCAGAAGGAATCCCCCATATGAGATGTGCAATAATATTTTCTCGAATATCATTGTTTGCTTTATTTTTTGATTTATCTACACCTCTATTCATAAATAACATAATATCTTCTACTTTTGGTATAATTTGTTCTTTTTTTGCTTTCTCTTTGGGTTCCTTCACGACTTTCTGTTTGGGTTCCTTTACCAGTTTCTTTGGTTTCAAAACTACATTCATATTTGAATTTTCAACTCCAATTGTAACTTCGGCTTGACTTGTTGACAGTTTTGAGTTTGACATTTTATGAATATGAAAATAACTATAAATATAAAACGATAATCAATTTTATCAAGAAGATAGAACATATTTTATAACTACTTAGTTGAATAATTATTCAAACCCGTAAATTTTCAAGGTTGAAGAGTTCTACAAAAAAATAATAAACAATATATATAATGTCTTTAATAGCAAGTGATTTTAGTATTGAAACTGATATATCAAATAATATAATAGGTCGTCCTTTGGATAATATATTAGTTCCTTTTTGGTATGAGAACCCGAATGTTCTCCTACAAGGCAAATATATAACCGAATTATTTCCTACAGAAGATATGATATATAATCAAAAATTAAATGCTATTTCGAGAACCGTTATTTTACTTACCATTGTATTTTATTTATTCAAAAGAAGTTTTCGTATTTTAATGATAGGAGGAGTAACTTTGGGTGCTATTTTTATGCTTTATTATTACCGAAAACAAGAACGTCATAAAAAAAGAGACATAAAACAAAAACAAGAGGGATTCGACAACCCCGCTTTAGCTGTTTTAAGTGATTATTCTACTGATCCTATAAAAACTTTCGATACACCAACAGATACAAATCCTTTTTCAAATGTTCTATTACCTTATTATGATTTCAATCCTGAAAAGAAACCTGCTCCACCGGCTTTTAATACAAATGTAAATCAGACTATTTTACAACAGGCACAACAATTAGTCATTGACCAAAATCCTGGACAACCAGATATAGCGAAAAAATTATTTACAGATTTAGGAGAACAATTTGTTTTTGAACAATCCTTACAGCCATTTTATTCGAATCCTGCTACGACTATTCCGAATGATCAGGCTGGATTTGCCGATTTTTGTTATGGTAGTATGGTGTCTTGTAAAGAAGGTAATTTATTTTCTTGTGCAAGAAATTTGGATAGATATACAAATTAGTGTTTTATAGAAAAAAATAATTATATACTATATTATGACGTCTCTTCATGGATATACATTTAATACTATGGCTAGTCTAAAAGCAGATATACCTGATCAAACACAACAGAATGTTCAAAATACTCGATTTGGTAATTACAGCGTTTCCAATTATTTTAGCGGCTACACTTCTAATGCTCCTGTGAAATTTGCCAGTGAAATTCCTGGTTTTGTAGCAAAAAATGGATATCACGCTGGTTCTTCTGTCATCGATGTTGAATCACAGATCTTTAACAAAATGGAATCTGAAAGGGGAACAGAGAAAGTCCAACTTTTTCAGCGCCCATTTGCTACAGTTCCTTATTTAGGAAGAGGCGGAGGAGATCCTACACTAGAATCTCAACTCCAACAGGGCCAGACCATTCGCGATTTGAAAAGTGTTGCTACTGTTTCTGAAAAACCATATATCGATTATCATAATTATCCTATTCGCGATGATTTACGTTCGCAAATTACTAACCCGGCTTTTTCTGTTGAAGAAGTAGCTATGAATGGCTGGACGAGAGGCGGAGCGTCAGCTAGAGAAAATGGCGTTCGTTAAATTTCTTTTCATATTATATAATGAGTTCTTTATTGCCAACTTCTTTAACAAATATTGCTGCCCAAGCTTCTCCAGTTGGAGGTGATATTACAAGCGGAGCTGTTGCCCGTCAAGAACACGATGTTGCTGCTATGAAGCCATCGGAAGTATCTATGGTGAGTTCTGGAACTACTTATAAGGGCGGAAAACGCAGACGCCGTTCCTCGAAGAAAATGAAAAAAGTCAAGAAAACAAGAAAGTCTAACAAGAGACGTCGTTCTTACCGCCGTCCTATGTTTCTTCTCTAATAAACAAATAAATATCATTCGATAAAATATGATATTTATTCTTTAGGAATATTCTATGTATTCGAACAATAAGGAATATCGAGACGTTATTAGAAATTATTTCAAAATGAATCTTATAGAATTAGAAAAAAAATGGGGCTATTTAAAAGACAGCGATCCAGAATCATATGATGAACTTCTGTATGACAACGAAGCAATAAATAACGGAATGAATATTATTTTTGAAAATACTAAGAACAATCCTGATTTTATTTATTTATACAAATTAGCTGCTCGTTCTTTTTTATCCGAAGATGAAGAAACTGGCTTGTGTGTTCTCTTGACTTACGATTACTTTTCAGATTTTATTGAATTATATGAAAAAACAAATCGTGTTTCAGAAGATTTCTTGAAATTGTCAAGAAGATTGTCATAAAGATAAATAGAAAATATATTCATAAAATATAAATGGCATCTACAAGAAATAAAAACGATAGAGGCAATTATAAGGCTGAAGAAAGAGGACGCGAAGATCAAAGACTTTATTTGATGTATAAAAACCAGGGAAATGGTCAGGCATTCACTAATCATTATGCCGGTGATGGTTTATTGGGAGGACAAATGGGACCCATGGCTTTATCTCGTAATTTCGCCGATATTGATTCCTTCTTGAAAGGAACGGGTTCTACGAATTTAGTAATGCCTATGTCTCCTATACAACCCCAATTGAAAGAACTCGAAACTTTGGCTATTATTGACAGAATTCCCTTTATTTTACCTGAACTATTGAAAGTCGATCAAAATCAACGTCCTTTGCTTTCTTGAATATGTTCACTAACTCTTTACAGGAAAAATAGATATTTTTCCTGTAAAGAGTTAATTAAATTTCACTACAATTTTCACATTTTCTTTTTTGATACATTTACATGCCGAGATTGAAAGTTCTTCTCGTTTCTTTCGGGTTTTGTTCTCATCTCCTCCTCCTCCAATCGACGAAGTAGTAATAACAGTTTTTCTTTTTGACGTACTATTACGTGTATTCATATCATTTTCTATTTCAGAATAATGTGCTTTGATATAATCGATTATTTTGTTCTCAATCGCCCATTTGAAAAAATTCAGTTGACCTATCGTGGTTTCCATCGACGATTCTTCATCATAGGGTATTTGGATACGTTCCCATCTACAAAAAGGGTCAAAATTTTTTTTGGCATATGCTTTCAATTTGAGTTTGTATTCATGAAATACTTTGAACCTAACTGTTTCTGATTCTGAAATTTTGTTATTGGTTATTTTTGGAACTTCATAGACTGTATAATATTTTTTTGCGTAATTTGTAACAAACCAATCTACTATTCTGAGCGAAATTTTTGATTCACCATTTATAACTTCCATCATTTTTTGTAGAGGACCTTTTCCTGAATTTTCTTTTTGATAAAAATCCATCAAGTTATCAAAAAGAAGTTGTTTTTGGGTAGTAACTTGGGTATGTGTTTGAGACATCTTTGATATGATATGTTGTTGGTTTTTATATTGATTTTTTATGAATTGTGTAAAATTGATTTGCTTTTATTTTTAGTATTTATTTTACATATTTTACATATTTTGGTTATACACATTTTCATAATCGTAATGATGATTCCACTTTCTTTGAGTAGTAAAAAATACGATGAAATATCAAATAGTATTCGAAAAAGTTTTCCAAATTCGTGTATTTTGTGGATAGATGAAGTATCAAATCCAGATTTGGAAGAAAAACATGAAGCCCTATTTGAAGAAATACGATTTAAACGCGGAGAAGATTCAGTAAAAAAAATGGAATTATTTCACGGTACAAGCGAATACGCTGTTTCGGCAATTTGTCGAGAAGGGTTTGATGTTACCATGAATACTCAAAGTGTTTATGGAAAAGGAACCTATTTTGCAAAAAATGCTTCATATAGTTTTTCATATAGTCAAAAAGGAACAACTTACAAAGATGAAATTGTTTATATGTTGGTCTGCTCGGTTATTGTCGGAGTTACGGTAAGTGGAGCTAATGGGGTTAAAATGGATACTACAGTTGTCGATAATACTGTAGATAATATTCATCAACCAACTATTTATGTTACGCCTTATGATAAGGGCGGAATACCAAAATATGTAGTGGCCTTTCATAAAAACCCGGATATTTGAACATATATATTTGTATTTTATACCTTTGACTAATTATACAAGTAAGGATTTATGATAATAATATTATTGGATTTTGGTGAATAAATTTATAAAACATGTTTTGCTTTCCCTATAGGGAAAGCAAAGATTATCATAACATATTTTTTATATAAAATAAAAAATATGACACTGTAAATAGTAATAAACGTTTAGTTCGAATACGCCACTCCTGCCATGCCTGACATCACTCTGAGAACATTATAGTTAACAGCGTATACACGAACCTTAGCAGTGGCAGTTCCAGTAACAGTAGGGGAAGAAAGGACAAGCTGGAGAACAGCGTTATCAATTCTGGAAAAGTTGCAACTGCCGCTTGGCTGATGTTCCTCAGGTCTCAATGCGAAAGAATACACACATATTCCTGTATCAGGGGCACGAGTATGGTGTTGGAAGGGTTGAACAACGTCGAAGTAAGAACCTTCGCGCTCAGAGAAGCGGTCCTGTCCGTTAAGCTGGAGCTTAGCGGTGACAACAGGATTCTCACCCCAACAGTGCATGTCAAGAGCAGTCTCCGCAAGAACGAATGTTCCGGCATCAGAAAGACCAGATGTGCTGTTATTGCCGACTTGAGCAGTAAAAGGAGTATCAAGATTAGAAGATGTGCTTGTGTACCACTGACCACCAGTGACATTAGCAGTATTTGCTGCAGGATTAACATCAATTGCTCCGGGCATCTGGAAGAGACCAGAAGGAGTAACGAATGCTTGAGAACCATTTGTCTCAGTAGGTCCACCGAAGGCATGGATAGCATTCGGAAGAGCATCAATACCATCAGTATAGTTGAAGGGTTGAGCTCCAAGAACACGGTAGAGAAGCTGAGAAGGATCGAGAGATGAGCAGTAATCAACATTAGCATCAGGTTGGACAACCCAGATGAGCTCCTTCACAGGGTGGTTGAAGTTGAGCTTGATCTTGTTCGACGAAGAACCAACAGATTCGTCACCAGTGAACTGAACTTGCTCAATCAAATACTCGTGAGGGTTCTGAGCCATCTTGCGGCGCTCATCAGTATCAAGGAAGATGTAGTCAACATAAAGCGAGGCAGCGACAAGAGATTGTTGGTAAGCAGTAGTAACAGCTTGGGTACCAGCAACACTTGTAGAAATGCTGTTAACGGCCCAAAGACACTCACCGATAGGGCGAATATCAAGATTGATCTTGACCTCGTGGTATTGGAGAGCAATAAGAGGAAGAGCAAGTCCAGGGTTTCTGTTGAACCAAAATTGGAGAGGAATGTAGAGAGTGGTCTCAGGAAGAGTCTTGCGGGGAGCACAAACCTGTGTAGGAATACCGGTGGCAGCGCAAGGACCAGCAACATCAGAGAATGTAGGATCAATCAAGTATGTGAGCTGGGTGGTGTTTCCAATAAGCTTGAAATAACCGCGGAGCTGAGAGCTGGGCATTGTGACTTGGTTCCAGATGTGCATCCAGTCACCATATTGACGGTCAATGCGTTGACCTCCAATCTCAACCTCAACTTGGGAGATAAGCTGTTCACCGATGAAATCGAGCCAACGAGCATAGACAGCAGGGTAAGGAACAGTTGTCGTAGTGATAGTAGAAGCCATTCCCTGGTTAATTTCAGGAAGAGTTACCTGAAGGTATGTGCGGTAGGCAAGATCACCATTTCTGGAGATTGTGCATGTAACACGTCTGCCGAAATCGGCTTGTCCGGAGAAGGTCTGCTCGATCGACTCCATAGCGAAGTTGGTATGGCGTCTGTAAGACACCTTCCAGAAAGTTATCTCAGGGGTTCCAGTAAGGAACACATCTTGTGCGCCGTAGGCGACTAATTGCATAAGGGCTCCACCCATGGATTCTCAGTATATTATTGCTAAAGAAAATAATTTCGTGGGAAAAGTCCCTAAAGTAAAATATGCCTACATAAAAATAAAAAAAATCTTTATTTTTATTTTTATAACATATTAAGTAGGTAGCATTCCGTTATAAAATAACTGAACGATTTCAACTATTTTTTCTGGTGTATTATCAATCCAATATTGTATTTGGTTTTGTAATAACAACAATCGTTTATTCCATTCTTCAATTTTTATAATTGGAATATATAAAATACCAGATTGTTTATTTGGTTTCCAACAAGATACTACTTTAATTTGGTTACTGTCAATATAATCATCTGGGTTAAATCGAATGAATATTAAAGGTCTATGACCAATATCTTTTGAAATCTCCATTACCCGTTTATTCTCACAAGAACATTCATAATATTCGTGTTGATTCTCATCAATTTCAACAATTAATACGTACGAACCTAAATCCAGAAACAAATCAGGTCGTCTTCGAGAACATCCATCTTGAACTCTTTTATCGGCAATCCAAGAAACATTTTCAAATTTGGATAATACAAAATCTGCCACAGCTTTTTCTTTCGTCTTATAATTACGAGTGATTGGCTTATCTGGAAATAAATGAATGTAACATCTCAGACAATAATCATGATATTTGTTTGTTTTATATACTACGCTGTCACACCATTCAGATAAACATTTCTTTGCGAATAAATTAACCATATCATCCTTTTTATGAATAAAACAATATAACCCGTTTTTTGTTCCAGTATAATTAAAAACTGGTCGTTTATCGCACCCATTTTCCAAACATAATGGATGTTTCAAATCAACCATTCCATCTTTACGATGACTACTACAATATAATGGTGTTTTTGAACCAATTACATTATATCCAGCAATAATTTTACATCCTTCAAATATACAAAATGAATGTTTTCCATTTATCATTCCTTCCAATTTATGTATAGAACAAAATCTACAACTGGTGTCTTTTTCAAATTTATAAGATGGACTATTAGAACATCCGGCATATTCACATAAACGATGTTTTACATCAACCATTTCGACCGTCTTATGTTGAGAACAAAATTTACCCTTTTGTTCTCCATTCATATTGAATTGCGCAATACATTTACATCCTTCGGTTTCACATCTTTTACCAACAACATTTACCATGTCTGGTTCTTTATGTTCAATACAAAATTTACCTTTTTGTTCTCCATCTTTATTGTAAATAGGTATCGTATAACAACGAATTCCATTATTGTAAATAAATTCACATCTTTTCCCTTTTACATTTATCATTCCATCTTTTTTATGGTTGATACAATAAATACCTCCAGTTTTTCCAGGTAAATTATACATTGCTCTTTTATCACATTCTAAACATAAGACATCAACCACATTTACCATTTCATCTGTTTTATGTCTAGCACAACAAGTCGCTTTACCATTTTTGTATCCAAAACAAGCTGTAATACCACATTCACATTTCGGCATTATATGCCCATAATATAAACCCAAAAAAGTCAATCAATTTTATTCAGATTATCGGAAAAAATCCAAGAAAAAACACAAATTCTTCTAACTTAAAAGAAGGTTTATATCCAAATTAGAATCAATGAATTTTTCTAGATATTGATCATTTAAAATTTCGTATTTGTTCTCATGTTTTTTCTTGAAAACATAAGAATCCTTGTTTTTTTTGACAGTCCAGCCTTTTTCAATAGCATTTGTTAAAAAAAGCATCTTCTGGAATAATTTTTTATTTACCTGTATTTCTTCTGTATGCATATATCCTACATAATGGTTTTATTCGATTATTTTTTACGTAAAAATTAATATAAACAATCACGTAGTGTAAATGATATAAATGAAATCTGTAAAAACATTAGATGAAAAACATAGTGAAATGGTTTTTCAGTTCTCCAAAAACCGTTTAGAGATTGTTCCTAAATTACGAGAAGAGATCAATACATTGAAAATAAATCTAAAAAATAATAAAAAAAATATTGATGAATATATGGATACAAAAGACGCTATTCAAAAAAACCAGCAAAAAATAAAAACATTAGAAGCCGAAGAAAAAAAATATTATCTGGAAAATTCAAAATATATATTCGATTATTTTGAACAAAAAAAAGAGATTTCTTCTGGAACTACAAAAGCGAATGTAAATATTCTTCATTCATTTTTTAAAATAAAATCGACGGATCCTGAAAAATCGGATCCACAAAAATACAATAAATCTAAAAAAATATATCAGGCCTATTGGCGAAATGTCACAAATGACTATGTAAACATAAATGATTATATAGTTGCTTCGGATGTGTGCGAGTTTTGTAAATTGGGAGAAATGATTCCGCAAGATGAAGAGGGTATTCTTATTTGTAATAATCCGTCGTGTGGAAAATTCATTTCTTATATTGTAGATTCGGCAAAACCGACGAATAAAGAACCGCCCAATGAGGTATCTTATACAGCATATATACGTCTGAATCATTTCAAAGAAATTTTGTCACAATTTCAGGCAAAAGAAACCACGCAAATTCCCGAAGAAGTCATACAGGCAATTAAGGATCGTATCAAAAAAGAGCGCATTCAAGATTATAAAGAAATCACATACGATAAAATGCGCGAAATATTACGCAAGTTGAGTTTTAATAAATATTTCGAACATATTCAATTTATTAATTCTATTTTTGGAGTCAAACCTCCTGTTATGAGCGAAGAATTACATGAAACATTATGTGTTCTTTTTATTGAAATTCAACAACCGTGGGCTCTCCATTGTCCGCCTAATCGCAGAAATTTTTTCAACTATACTTATACGCTTTATCAATTGTGCGTTCTTCTTGATCAAACACAATATTTACCATATATACCTATGATGAAAGATCGCGAAAAACAATTAGATCAAGATATGATTTGGAAAAAAGTATGTATGGAATTAGACTGGGAATTTTTTCCTACAGTTTGATATTCAATGACTTTTACAATATTATTCATTGAATTGAAGAAGGGTTTTATGTATATGACATTACAAATGATTACCAAATTTCATGAATTCTTCCCAGGTAATTTTATTTTCAAGTGTATCAACAATGATTTTATCAGCAAATAAATATAATTCTGTTTCATTTATTCCTTCAAGACTTTCATAGGTGGATGAATTATGTATATTGATATATTCTGGAAATACAAATGGTTTATGAATAAACAATTTTTGTAAACGTAAAAAAATAGGAATAAAAAACACATATCCTAGCATATTATAATATGATACAGTATTATTTTTATGTTATTTTATTTTTGTCATTTTGAATTATTCATTTTACACCTACGCAGTGAAATGCCGATTTATATATAAAAAGTATTTTAACTATGTAGCTAGAGATACCTAATTATATTTATACCAAATAAGAAATGGTGTAAAATCGGGTAAGTATTTACAATATAAAAAATATGTAAAAAATATGTAAAAAATAATCAAATAAATCGATCTTTTCTATAATGAAAATTGAAAACTGCCCGATGGAAATCAATCTGTCCTTGATGATCCGTTTTTACTTCACCTTCTTCAAGACCAACTAAAGGACATAATAATCCGCGTTTTCCGAATTTAGTAATTTGCCAATCAGTTGTAAAAATATTTCCACATTGCGTTTCATCAAAAGCGTATTTCGGTGTGTATCTTTCATACAGTTTTTTAGCATGAGATCTTGACATAAAATACATATGTGCTCCCCATAAATCGTCTGGATATCCATGAATTATCCAATTTTCATTCTTTTCTACAATTGGAAAATAATTATTTTCAACAACATCGTATGGCCATAAATAACTTAATAACAAAATGTCTAGTTCAGAACTGTTATAAATATCTATTATTTCTGGGATTTGATCTTTTAATTTTCTAGAAAATAAGACGTCATCTTCGCAAATTATACAATAATCATAAGTTGTATTTTCATAAAAATGACGCATAGAATCAACGTGTTGAAAAAATATAGACCAATTTCTTTTTTCAAAATCAGTTATAGGTTGATTTTTTATTCTAGGATCTTCGGTTGAAACTGGGTCCACAAAATGAGCATCCATACCAATGGCTTTAACTCTTTGTGTCATTCTTTGTCGGCGTTCGTCATCTTTGAAGTTCACAACATATATAGCACAAGACATTGAGTTTTATTATTATTATTTCTTTAATATATTTTGTTTATTGTATTTTTGTTTGTATTTTTGTTTATTGTATTTTTGTTTATTGTATTTTTTTTGTATTTTTGTTTATTATTTCTTTATTATATAATGAATTGTTTATTTTCGTATTGTTTCAATGATCCCGTTATAGAAAATACTATGAAACAACCTTTAACAAATTCAACTATTATTACAATTGTAGATGAATTGGAAGAAGTGGTTCTCGAAAAAATATTGGAACCTGTGGTAAATGATACTATTCAAAAAATAACAGGTCAAGACATTTCTGGTGTCATAAATACCTTCGTGAAAACAGAAGTAGAACCTACTATTGAATCAGTATTGAATAATGAAATAAATATTGGACTTTTACTTACTGAAAAAATGGCTTCACCAATGATAACTCCAATAATAAAAGAGGTAGAAACAAATATAGTTCCAATAATGAATCAAGTAGAAATAATTTTACCCGAATTAAAGAATGAAATTGAAACGACGAAATCGGGTTTTACAGATGTTTCTACATTATTTTCTTGTAGTGATAATGTGAATCAAACAAAATAAATATATTAAAATTAGTTCAATATATTTATTACTATTCATTTTGTATTTATGCAAAGTAAAGGGTTAAAATCTAAATATTTCTAATTATATTGGAGCAATAGGTAGGCCTCCAATAACTCCTAGTCCAATTCCTGCTCCTGCAGAATTTCTAGCCATTGAACCCATACTAGGAATAAAGACATCGAGAACACTGAAAGTAGCTGCTGCGGTCAAAGCAATGACAACTACCTCTTCCACATTAAGAGACTTTTTAGGAATAACATAAGCCGCAAGAGCAACAATGATACCCTCAATAATATACTTGATGGCACGTTTTATTAATTCAGAAAAGTCGAATCCGCTCATTTTATATTATAAGTAAATAAAAAAATATATAGAAGCGTTAAAAATACTTAAATAAGATGTGTCTAAAACATATATAATGTCTTGTAGCAAATTTGAAAAAAAAATTTTAGACAATGGTCAAATAAATCCTAAATATATAGATTTATGCGACGAGGATCCTCCTATCGCCGGACAAAAATTCGCCTGTCTTTCTTTTGTTTCTCCGGAAAAAATTTTGAAGCAACGCGAGATTTTTATGTTTGATGAATTCCTAAAACAATGGGATTTTAAGAAATCGATGGATAAATTTTTCGATTTTATTCACTTCATTTCTTTCAAATATGGACTCAATGTCGAGAACGTCATAAAGGATTATACTGATTTTATTCAGGAAGAGGGTCCAAAATTACGCCAAGAAGGTTCGGATTCGGATTTCAAGAACTTTTTAGATAAAAATGAGGATGCTCTGTCATTGAAATTTCAGAGAGCACACGGATTTCAAACATCGGTTCGTGGTCTAAAGATTCGTGGCGTTTTTCCTAGTCAGGAGGAGGCCGAGCTAAAATGTAAGAAGTTGCGCGATTTAGATCCAAACCACGACATTTTAGTGGGTCCTGTAGGTATGTGGTTACCTTGGGATCCAGATGCCTACAAGACTGGAAGAGTGGAATTTATGGAAGAAGAGCTTAATCAGTTACATAATGAAAAGATTAAGAATGAAGCCAAGGCAAAAGAAGAGTTCGAAAGAAGAGTCAAAGAAGCGAAGAAGAAGGCAATCGAAGAGAATATCAAGAAGGCTGAAAAGAGCGGAAATAAGTTGACTCAATCAATTGACGAAAATGGTAATCTTGTAGGTGTTATGGAAACCGTTGATTTCGAGAGTCGCGAGGCGACTACAGAAGAAGAAACAAAAGCTTATAATGAACGCGTTTTGGAATACAACTTAGAAAAAGAGAGAAAGGCCAAAGAAATGGCTGAACCCAAAGTCGAGATTTATGACGAAAAAGATTATAAATTGGAAGAACGATCATTGTAATAAATAGTAATAAATCTAATAACGACGGGTTTTTCGGGCACTTGTTTTTCTATTAGATTTACGGGTTTTTCCTCCTTTTTTACTTCTAGATGATTCTATTTTTTTCATTATTTCTATTATATGTTTTTCTACTTTATTTATGTTTGTTTTTGTTATATTTAAATCAGAAATCAAACTTTTCATTTTTATATTCCAATCAATATAATTTTTTCCATTGGAATCCAATACATCATCCACTGTTGGTTGATTTGTATTATGTTCTGATATCTCTTCTAATATACGATCATACTTTTGTTTTAATTCGTTTAATTTAGCTTCTAATTTTTTAATTTTTGATTCGTTCTTATTGGGAACGAACATATTTTCAGAAGTATTTGATTCATCAGAATTTTTAGGAAAATTCGATGATTCGTCTACTTTATTAAACGTTTTTGTTACAGGTGTTCGTTCTGGATTTAATGGATCGAATAGATTTTCATCACGAATAATAGGATTTGTGTTCGAATGTTCGACTTTCTTCATATATTCTTTGAGTTTTGAATCTAATTCCTCGCTACTGACTTGTTCTAATATTGGGTCTAAATTTTTATTGATATATTCATTGATATCGTTTGAAGCGTTTTTTGTTTTTTTATATTTGTTGTAGTTGTATATTCCTTCAGTAGCTAATGATTTCATTGAAGTTAAATCTAATTCTGAAAGCTCTGAAATTTTTTTACGTTTGATTTCTTTCATTCTATCTAAATGTTTTCGTATTTCTGGTGAAAGCTCTCCCTTAATTGATTCCGTTTCATTATATACTTTTCCTGTTTCAATAACCTGTTCTTTCGGATATGTAATATCACTTTCTTTTTCAGGATGTATTCTGGCGTATTTTTTTTCTGTGCTATTTCTTCCATATGATTCTACTACCAATTTTTTTAATTTTCTAGTTATATTCATAATATATAATATTAATCATATATTATTCTACAGTCACTACTTTTGCTAAATTTCTCGGATAATCCGGGGAAAATCCATTTATAACAGCGTATTCATAACTTACCCATTGTAAACAAACGTTTGCCAATAAACTACCAAACGTCATATTTGATTCAAAGATAAAAAATGATTCCTCGGAATTGTCACGAAGAAGATATATATCTGCTTCGCGTGCTTTTATCTCCTCAATCGAAGATGCCGTTTTTTCACGGTATTTTTCACCTATATCCATAACAATCACCGGCATACCTCCTTCTAAAAGTCCAAAAGGTCCATGTTTAAGGGCGGATGTGGAATATCCTTCGGCGTGGATTCGGGCGATTTCTTTGAGTTTAAGAGCACCTTCTTTTGCTATGGCTTCATCTTTTCCTTTTCCTAATAAAAACATCGATTTCGTAGTCCGAATACCATTCACTAAAATCCTGATTTTTTCTTCGTTTTCTTTTGTAAAAACATTCGACATTTGAATAGGTAATTGATGAAGATCACTAATAATTTTACGCCGTTTTTCTTCGCAAGTTCCTAGATTTTGCGAGAACCAAACAGCCAAAAGCGCTAAAACTACACATTGATTTGTAAATGATTTTGTAGAAGCAACAGCCACTTCGCGTCCAGCATTTAAATAAACTCCGCAATTCGTCTCACGAGCAATGAACGAATCTATTACATTGACAACGCCTATACTGACTAATCCTTTTTCTTGAATTATCTGAATACACCTTTGTAAATCTTTTGTTTCGCCTGATTGAGATAGCAAGACAACCGCTGTTTTTCCTTTCAATGGGATATCTTTTGAAGAAAAATCGGCGCCATCATAAAGAACTACTGTATTGAATATATACAATGATTTGAATAAATCAAGCGACCACAATCCAGCGTGAAAAGATGTTCCGCATCCCAATAAAATAAGATGTTCACATTCTATTAATAGTTCCCTACATGAATCTAGACCGCCCAATTTCACAGTCGTTGCTGAAGAAATCCTTGCTCCGTTATTCATGGCTCTTAAAACTGCCTGAGGTTGTTCTCGAATTTCTTTGATCATCCAATATGGCCAAGGTTCTGGACTACTATGAATGACTTCCGCTGTTTTTATTTGTTTTGGATATTTCAAAAGAGATTTATTGTAGACAAATTCTCCACTAGGTGTCAATTGAACTTCGAGAACATCGTGATCTTTCAGGACAATATAGTTATTTACATATTGATGAAAAGCAGAAGCCTCAGAGGCAACCATAATACATTGTATATTTGTTCCTAATAAAAGTGGAGAGCCATTTCGGACTGCCCACAACATATTTGGATAGTCTTTATGAATAATAACAAGAGCCCATGTTCCTTTTAATCGAATAACCGATTTTTGAATTGCTTGAATCATTGATTCTCCTTGGTCCAAAAGAGAACCTATTAGAACAGATATGACTTCTGTATCTGTAGAAGATTTGAACATATATCCGGCTTCAATCAAATCCGTTTTTATTTCTTGAAAGTTCTCGATAATTCCATTATGAACAACTGCAATCCTATTTTGTGAATCGTGATGAGGATGAGCATTTATATCTGTTTTTGATCCGTGCGTAGCCCATCTTGTATGTCCTATAGCAATTGTGCTTTTGATAGGTTCAACTGTGGTTTGTAATAATGAAATAGCATTATTCGTTGTAGTAGAAGCGTGTTTGTTTGTTTGTAGTGTATTATTTGTTATCGTAGAAAGTCCTACAGAATCATATCCTCGATTTTGTAAAATGATAAGTCCCTCGAGAACTGCTTCGATGGCTTCAGTTGACATTCCCAAATAACCTACAATTCCGCACATTATAATAATATTTTTATTATTATTATATTGTTTATTACAGTGTTTATTTCTTCAAGAATTCAAAATCCAACACCACTGATTGTATTTCCTGAAAATGATATTTTCGAAATATCTTCATTAGAAGGCGTTGAAGAAGGTGTCGAAGAAGGTGTAGAAGAAGGCATTGAAGAAGAAACAGGAGACGTAGACATCGAACAATAACTTGGCAAGTTTCCTACAAGAGCGTTTCCAATAATACAAGCATTTGGATTTGACTCACTACAGTTTTGTTTCATAATTTTTTTTAATTTGTCTACGATTGGTGGTTCACTTGAATGTATTTGTCCAGATGTTCTCATAGAAGATTCGAATTCTTTTACTTGTTCAGCATATTTATAGATATTACAGACGCTTGATTGATTCAACCCATTTGAACTAAGGTCATATACTGCTACAGGACAAGAATTTGCGTTTATATTATGTGTTGGGTCTTTGTTGTATGCTACTACATTATCATATGATTTTGATAAATTGGTAAATATGTCGCAGACTTCTTTCTGGTTTGTTATATTTTGCGGATTATCTTGATTACATATATTTTTTGTTACTATATCTGAATAGTTTGAAACAGCCATATTCAACTCTGATGGTTTAATTTGTCCTGAAGATAATATTCCTTGCCATATAAGTGGATAATCACAAACATTAACGTCTTTTATAACGGGTGGGATTGTTATAGTGTGAGGTGTGAGTGGTTTTGTATTATTTGATTTTGGTGTTGTAATATTAGTTATACCTTCATTAAATCTATAAAATATGGTATATCCAATAATAATAAAAATAATTATTACTAAAATTATAAATACTATCATATACATATTCAAGACAAATTATGAGAGTTCATATTTCCTTTACTTGGCATAAATACGAAGTGCGTAATATAATAACACCTCCCTACGGGGAGCGTCCTTAAATAAGGTCCTATCTATTTTTCCGGTAAAGAGTTAATCAATAAATGGTGATAAATATATACATATATAAAGAATAATTATTTTTATACAATAATGAATATTTTTCCATTATCTTTTAGTATTCCCGATGAATGTGTCGTGGACAAAATCCCCGAAAAAAATACTTTGTTAGCGGCATTAATACCTGGAGAAAAAAAAGGTTATGTATTTGATAAACATCAAGAAAAAGGTTATAATGAAATGTATCGTCAATCAAGATTTGCTTTAACAAAAAAGAAAGGAGGATGGGACTGTTTACGCCATTATGAGATTTTAATGAATGGGTGTATTCCATTATTTCAAAATTTACAGAATTGTCCAGCATATACTTTGAGTACTTATCCTAAACATTTGAATGATAATGCGTTTGAATTGTATGGCGATTTTATGAAAAATGGGGATACACAAGAAAATATAGAAAAATATAATACTTTGTGTTTGAAATATCTAGAACATACTAAAAATAATTGTACAAGTTCAGCAACAGCGAAATATTTTTTGAGTAATATCAAAAATGGTGAAAATATAAAAAATATACTTTTGATATCTTGTGACAAGGGATTGAATTATTGTAGAGAAACTTTGTGGATCGGATTAAACAGATATATACATTCTATCAATGGCATGGCGGTTGAATATGAACATTTACCATTTTTATATCATGATTATGATCATGTATCTAATGATCACGTCTTTACTCTTCAAAAACGATTAGAAAAAAAAGATCATTCTACTATGAAAATGGACGAAATCAAAGATAAAATAAATAATCATTTTTGGGATTTAATTATTTATGGAAAAGTCGGGCCAGATGAATACTGTTCATTTCCTTTTTTGGACGATGTTATTCAAAAATATAATAAAAATGAAATTGTATTTCTCTTTGGAGGAGATGAAATATTCAATTTGAAAGAAAAAGATGGAAATAATTGTTATCGTAATTTTTTTAATTATGATATTTACTATAAAAGATATACTGACTATTTATTAGATTATAACAATCTCGGAACTTGTTTTGTTAGAGAATTTGATAAATAATAATGGGTTTATTATATAGAGAAATGTTCTAACTAGTTTTATAATAATAATCATTGATTGTTGTTTTATTTTTTATAATACGACTTAATTTTGCAGGGGAAACTTTTTCATAATTTGCGGCTTTTGCGATTGTTTCCCAAGTTCCCAATAGTATATCAGTATTTATCTCTCTTTTTTCAACTTTTTTTCCTGTAGATGATGTTTTACGGTGATCATTATTTAGTTCAGTTTTCAATGATAATCCATAATATCCTTGTCCGTTTCCATCCGAACTCCATATTGTAGTAAAAACAGTATATCCGGTTTCATTTAAATATTTACGAATTTCTTTTGTTTCGTCATTTGTAATCTTAATATTAGTATTTTTTTTCCAATTTAAAAATTTATTCAATAAATTAGCATGTAATACTTTTCCACTAGGAGAAAATATACAACAATTGAAAACAAAATTTTCGACATCACATGATATAAGTTTACGTTTATATTCAATTTCTCGCAATGTAATTCCTTTATAACCATTTATTATTTGATTTTTATTTTGAACAGATAATCTACAATATTTATAATTTGTATCCAAATAATTTTTTAAAGCAATATAATTTTCTTTATTTGCGGTTTTTGACCATATTCTGTATTGTCCTAAAATATCAACTGTTGAAACTTCGACATCATCACGAACAATACAAGCTTCATTTATATATTTATAAATTGTATCTTCTTTATTTGAAGTAGAATTATTTTCGATATTTTCATCTGTATTATCCTCACTTGTATCTGTTTGAATAGCTATAGAACATTTTGATATTGACTCACGCTTAATATTATTAACAATACAATTTTGCGAATCATAAATTTGTTGGAGTTTATTCATTCTCTCTGATGAATTATTTATATGGACTACTTTTATAAAATTCATAAAATTAACAATAATCATTTTTGCTTCTTCTACGTCAAGTTTGAATACTTCATCTTGTATTTTGAATGGTGAAAGAATATTATGAATAATTTTTTCAAAAACTTTTAAGTCTATATTCGTAATTTTTTCTGAGAATTCGATTTTACCATGTTTATTAATTTGTTTGTATGGTTTTATTCGTTTGTGAACGTTTAATGTAATACCAATTTTCAATTCAGACGGGTTTAATAAAGTATTTGTATTCCAAATGTAAATTGTTGGGGTATTTTCATTCGATTCTTCTAATTGTTTTTGTAATTCTTCATTTATTTTTTGTTGGTCTTCTAATTTCTTTTGTTGATCTTCTAACTGTTTTTGTAAAGAAAATGAACCGGATAAACGAATTTCTTTTATGACATCAAATACCCAATTTTGAAATGTTTGTGCAATTGGTTTTCTTGATTTGAATAATACTTTATATAATCCTTTTTCTGTCAAAAAAGAGACTTGTTGTAAACCACCTTGTGTTTTTAGAGTTTCAGTTACTTTTTCAGAATCATCGAACTCTGAAATATTTTGACGGATATTATTTATATCTAAAACAGTTGCTATATCGCTTGCTCTAAATAGTGGATTTTCTAAATTTCCTTTTATTACTATCTCGGTGTGCATTTGATTTGAGTTGAACGCTTTTACTATATCCATTTATAAAGGGTGTTATAGTATACTTTACACCTTTTTTTTTATATGAGTTTGATATACAATTTATTCAAACTTATATTATGTAATCATTCATAATTGAACGGTTGTATGACTTAGATACAACCAGTATCATATCACCAATCTACCATTTATTCTTCTTGACCGTTATCTGTTGGCCAGCAGACTTTTTCCGCCCCTTATTGGGGTCATATTGATCCTCGTCATCGTCGTCTCCCATCCCTTTCGATATTTCCCAGAATTCTTTTGAACCCAACTTGAAATCGGGTCGCGTTTCGGCTTTATACCAGAAAATTTGGTCATGTAGTTTATTCGATTTCGCATTATTATTTATGACCAAACATTCATAGTTCTCCGTCGTCTGGTCCATTACCGAACAAAAAGATTCTAATGTAGGAAACATAGACGCATAGTTCTCCCAAATTCTTTTTCGATTTGTCATATAGGGCTCACGTAAAATGAACACATAATCAATATTCGTTCTCAAATTAGGGGGTATTCCGAGCGGATATTGCATTGTTATGATCAACATTATCTTCCAGTGTCTGCCATTCATGAAAAGTAAACGCATCAATTTATCTTTAGTCCATCCTTGGTCATAAAGACAATCGTCCAAAATAACAAATGCTCTAGGATCAATTGACGACCTACGATATTGTTCCATTTCTTTATTCACTTGTTTGAGAACGACTTTTTGGCGACGTAAAATATTTTCAATAAGAACTGAATTGTATTCTTCATGAATGAACAATTTAGGAACGTGTTGAGCATAGAATCCATTTCCGGCTTCTGTTCCCGAAATAACGGTTCCAATAGGGATATCTTGATGATGATACAATAAATCACGAACCAAGTAAGATTTACCAGTATCACGACGTCCAATCATAACTATAACGGGTCCTTTGTTCTCATCTGGTTTAAATGTAATGGAACGCATATCAAATTTCTTTAATTCCAGTGTCATTATATATAATTCGGCTTATATTAATTGATTTTTTTATACGCGCAATAGTTTAAAAAGAATAAAATTAATACCTTTTATACATAAATGACTAAATTCAAGTTAAATTATTACAAGCCAAAAAAGGTGGTTTTGGAAGATTTAGAGAAAGAGTTTCATGAAAGAAATGAGGGACAGACAAATCCTTTTATAATAGACCAATTTCAGAATTACCATCCAATTTACAAAAAATTTTTCGAATTGACAGAATCGAATTATAATTCTATAGGATTAAATCACCGATTTCATATGTCAGGATTGAATAAAATATGGGACAGCAAATTGTCTGAAAGTATTGATTGTGAATTATTTATTAAATTTGCTCCATTATTAGATCCTGTAAGATATTTGATTGGACGGTATAAATCAAACGATAATTTCCGGGTCCTTCCTAATTTGACAAATGAATGTCATGAAAAACTAGAAAGTTTGAATAATGCAAGTTATATAGACAATTTTTTCTGTTATCTGTCTAGCCAGTTATTACATCATCACGATATTTTGAACGGTATAGATTATTACGGGTCATTTATGGGTGTCCAGAAGAAATTTCGTATGAATTTGGCAGATGATATCGACTACTTGACACAATCCGAATATTTTAATGAGAACCGGGGAAAAATTTACGAAGTAGAAGAATCAGAGAATCCGTTTGCTAATTTTGGTTCTCGAAATAATAAAAATAAATTGATGATTCATAACACTTCTTTGGAATCCACGATTTCATTGGACGAAATATGTGAAATTATTGTAGAAGAAACAAATAACGAAGAACTCGAAGAAATTCAAATGGATGAAGAAGATTGTATTTATGAAAAATGTTCGGATTCCTATCCAGATTGTTCTTCATCGGAGAACACATCTAATAATAGCGAAGTGAATTACAGCGATGATGATGAAAGTTCTCATTGGTCCAGTGAAAAATCGAACGAAGACGAAGGATCCGAAGAAGAAGGATCCGAAGACGAAGAAGAAGGATCCGAAGACGAAGAAGAAGGATCCGAAGAAGAAGACTCCGAAATTCCTATGAATGCGTTTATTTACGATTTTCCGGTTCAAATGATCTGTCTAGAAAAATGTAAAGGAACTCTCGATCGACTCTTTGTGAAAAAAGTCCTAGATATCGATACAGCGGCTAGTGCTCTATTTCAAGTAATAATGACTCTTTTTGCTTATCAAAAAGCATTTCATTTCACACACAATGATCTTCACACAAATAATATTATGTATGTAGATACCGAAGAAGAGAATCTATATTATAAAGCCGATCAAAATTATTACAAAGTTCCAACATATGGCCGTCTTTTTAAACTCATTGATTTTGGACGTGCTATTTATAACTTCAAAGGACACACTTTTTGTAGTGATAGTTTTTCACCAGAAGGTGATGCTTCGACACAGTATAATTGCGAACCTTATTTCAATAAAAAGAAACCTAGACTTGAACCCAATTACAGTTTCGATATTTGCCGGTTAGGATGTTCCATTTACGATTTTCTACTTGAAATAGAAGATGAAAATGATAAGGACTATGAATTAGACAGTCTTCAAAAGCTTATAGTAGATTGGGTGACAGATGATAATGGAAAGAATGTTCTCTATATGAAAAATGGTGAAGAAAGATATCCAAATTTTAAATTATACAAGATGATATCGAGAACTGTCCATAATAAAACCCCAGAGGATCAATTAAAACAACCCTTGTTCTCTGATTTCATTGTCCAGAAGAATGATATTCCAGAGGATCAACGAATAATCGATTTGGATGCTATTCCATCCTATGTATAATTGCGTATTTACGTATATTTACGTATATTTACCGATGTCTGTATGAATTTGTCATAAAGACATAATATGACAAATTCAAAATCAAAATCAAAATCCAGGTTCCCCCGTAAAAATTTGCGTAGCTTCTAAATTAGGGGTTTTGTTCTCCGTGACAATATTCAAAAAGTCAACAAGAGAACCTTTCATATAAAATCTCAAAACAGCCCCAGATATAGCACTGGCAAAGACGATCACA